TGATAATAACGATTAGCGTCTTTTAATTCATTCCATTCTATATAAAGTGACTTACTCAAAGAAATTAATGATATTTCTTTTTCCAACAATTCCTCTATTAATGGTTCTAAATAATTTATACGGTTTAGCACCCTTCTTTTCCAATATCTAAAAAGCTCGTTTTTTGTTTGACTTGTTAACTCTTTGCTTCTTAATGCTGAGTTCATTTGATAAAACTCTTTTTGACCCATCTCTTGCATAATTTTTGTTATCTCTATCATTTCTTTCTTTACTCGTTAATAACTATCTATACATAGTTTGTTTAAAAAAAATGCCGTCTTTCCGTGCTGTCATAGTTTATGTCGTTTTTGAATGGAGTAGAATAAACTAAAAGAGAACTCCATAAGAACCCCAGCCTTTTGCACTTCTTCGAGAGGTGTGCTGGGTATATGTTTTTTTTATTTTTTTAAAATCTCTTGCATTGTTTTACCTGCGTACAATTCACCTTGTTCAGTTTCTGATGAAGGATTTTCAATCTTATAAATAACATCTTCTAAATCATTCCAAAGGTTTCCATTTACAAATCCATTTTTAGATTCTTGCTCTTGTGCTGTTCTTAATGTTTCGATTAAAGTTTTCATATCTATTTGTTTTTGTTTCGCCTTATTGACACTTCAAATATAAGTAACTTATTTCGACTGACCAAATAAATATATAGAAAACTTTATCTTTTTTTTTAGAACCGACTTTTATCAATTACATCTTGTGGTACTATAGACCCTAAAAAACGGGGTTTATCTTACGTAGAAATGTAATCCTATTTTCTTTTAGCATTTATAGCCATTAAACGGCACTTCTTACTTTCTAAACTGTCTAATAAATCAATCATTTGCTCCTTACACATTTGCGCTCCTTCTGTTTTGAAGTTGACTAAGGCGTAGTGTTTAACAGTTGCGTGTATGTTTTGGAAGTACACGTTGTTAAGTGTTACAATAGCCCCGTTAGGATAGCTTAGTATTGATTCTATTATATCTGAGTACTTCACTTGTTTAACTTTTCAACTAACTCTATTGCTACTCTATCAAAGTCTGTTTCAAATATAGCAATATGCTTTCCGTGTCCTTGTATATCTACTTCAACACTTGCCTTTTTTAAAATTTCTTTTATTTCTGTAAGTTCCATAGTTCTTTACGCTTATTGTTGTGTATAGTTGGTAGTTATGTGGCATTAGGCACACCATCTAGCAAAGTCTAAATCCTTTGTGCTTAATACTACTTTGCCAACTTCAATCATTTCTTTTCTGGTATATAAACCCGTTGCACAAGATTCAATAAACCAAGCTCTTAAATCATCTTCTTCAGAGTGTGCAGCTTCATCGTCATCTTTCATTTTATCTATTTGTGCAACTAATTCTATTGCATCTTCTAATGTTAGTTTTTTGTTTTTTAAGTCTTCCATAATTTTAACGCCACATAACAAAGTATATAAAACATTGCTTTAGAGGTCTTTTTTTAAGGTTGTTAATAATTCAATTTTTTATGTTTATATGTTAAGTTTCGGTTCACAACGTTTCATATACAAACCGTTATTTGCAATGCTACGTTATTGCTTTCTAATAACATTAAAGCGTCCTTTTGCCTCTACACATTTATCAGTGGTAAACATCTTAAGCAAGGCTTCTTTTGCCTCATCGCCTTTAAAGTGTATTTCTAAAGGCATACTAAAAATATGAAAGCAACTTTCTTTTTCAGATAAATCAGTCTTATTGCTATGGTATTTATTCCATATTTTTTTATCTTCTTCTGTAAGTTTATAACCTGTTTCTTCAAAAACCTTGTTAAATGTTACGTTTCCTAAATATATATTCATAATGTTTTGGCTTAATAATCCGCACATCATATAACACCGTATAAAATTAAGTGCTAGTAAGTGCTTTTTAAAAGGTTAATATTTGTTTTTAAGTGCTTATTTATACGCACCTAATCTTATACAATTCCGTTATAAGTCATTTAACTGTTCGGCTAATTCCATAACTCCAAAGCACCACTTCATTTGGTCTTTATTCATTTGCAAAACATTGTCATTTAGCGGTTGTCCTATATTGTAAAACTTGCCTACTATTTGGCTTTTCAACTCTTTATTTTCCTTTAGCATTTCTTTGTACTCCTCAATTTGTAGTTGCTGCTTTGTAATCAATTCATCTTTTGTCATTTCTATAAGTTCCATAATTCTTTATTTTTAAATTGTTAATAACGGTTTGGCACATGAGTAATAAGTGATGTTAAATCCTACAAAATCGTAAAAGTGTAAGGTGCTTATCAATCACATACCAACCGTTACATTTAATACCACCAAAACCCCGAAACGAATTAACGAGTCGGGGCGTATGGCTTAGTTTAGGTTAAAAGGGCAAATCCGAGGATTCATCTTCCTGTGCTAATGGTTCTCCTGTACTTACTTTGTCGCATCTCCAGTGGCTTAGATTGTTGTAGATTCTACCGTTGTACTCTTTACCACGAATGTTAAACTCTACTTCCACTTTGTCGCCTACTTTGTTAAACTCAATAAACTTATCTACGAACTCAGAAAACTCTGCACTCTTGTAGATGTTAAAGTTAAACGGAGTTACATATCCGTTCTCGCTTGTTTCGTTAACGGTGTAGTCTAATACTACTGCTCCGTTGTCTAACGTTTTCTTTTCTCCGATTGTGGCGATAACGCCTGTCATTTTAAATGTTCCCATAAATTTACTTATTATTTGTTTTACTTAATTCTGCTTGATAAACCTCGTGCGCTACTAATTCAGAGTCAAAAATACCTAAATGTTTTTGCTTCCCATCTATAACAATTCTAGACCTCCATTTTCCCTTGTATAAACTAACACCGATATATTTAGAAGAACCACCATTACGGTCTTTGGTAGAGTTTTTTCTATGTGTAACTATCTGTAAATTAGACAGGTCATTGTTTAAAGGATTATTGTCGATATGGTCAACTACTAACTTATGTCCACATGGTGTGTGATTTAAAAAAGTCATTGCAAGTAGCAAATGAACACTTACCGTTCTAGGTTTGCCTCCTCTCTTAGTTAGTTTAACTACATAGTACCCTGTACTATCTATACAGTTTTTCAAAATAACACCGCTAACCTTGTATCGTTTAAAACTCTTTACATTTCCTAAGTTACTAATTTGATAGTCTCCATCAAAACCTTTTAAATCCTTAAAAATCTCTTGCATATTATTTCAATTTTAATCTCAAGTGTTAAAGAATCGTAGCAGGACTTGAGAACCTTTTGCAGAAGTTAATTAGACTTCGCTACGAATACAAAGATAGTAAAAATATTCAATTATAAAAGAAATATAATCATTTTATTTAACTATATATAACAATCGCTAAGAAATATTAAAAACAGTTTCTTAGCTTGGTGTTAGATGCAATTATAAAAGAACATCAATTCTACTTGCTTCATTTTTTGATACTTTACCATTTCCTTCACAATAAGGACATTTTACCAAATCATATAAAGCACGTTCGTATTCATAACTTTTAACCATCCCGTTAAAACAAAGATTAGGGCAAATAACTGCATCTAACATTGTATATACGTCAGTTGCGGTTTGGTGATTATTCGATACTTTTTCCATTCTATTAAGTTTTATTTTTAATTGATACGTCCGTGCTTCTAATCGCAACCGAACGCATATACTTTGCCGTTATATCTAATTAAGAGTAGCGTAATACTCCATAGCTAGTTCTACTTTATTAAGTTTATTAAGTGATAATTAACTGTTAACTTCTCTTTCCAATCTCCACCTTCTTCAATATAGGCTTCAACAACCTTTCTAAACTTTCCGTACTCGCTACGGTCTTTTAACAGTTTCTTTGCTTTTACTTTTCCAATCCCTTTAACGCCTTTAATGTTATCTACAGTGTCACCTTCTAACAGTAACCGCCCTAGTAGTTCTGTTCCTTCGCTTGGACTTGTAAACGTAAAGCCTTTATACTCTTTGATTGGATTATTCCATTCATCAACCTCTCCTGTTTTCTTTTTGTAGTAATCAAAATGACACCCTGTTATTTGTTTAAGGTCTTTGTCTATTGATACTACTATTTCATTTCCTCTACCTCTGTTTTTTATGTAAAGTGGGATTAAGTCGTCTGCTTCTAGCTCTTCGCTATACTCACAAAAATCACTAAAACTAAACTCTATATTCTCGATAACTTGACGCTTTAAACTATGTACTAAATCGCTTAGTTCGTTTCGCTCCCTGTTACCTTTATAGTCTTTGCTAAACTCTAATCTAAAGTTATTAGTACAAGTAGTAAAAAACGTCCTTATACCGTTTACTGGATAACCTTGCTCTTCAATATGTAAAGCAATCGCTCTAACCTGTGAATGAAAATCTTCAATCATATCTGAATAAATCAATTCCTTACCTAGCCAAAAGTGAGCAACATTGTAAACGATTGAATCTGCATCAATCAGTAAATCAAAACTATCATGACTTAAAAAGCTTTCGAGACAGTCACGTTTAACCGCCTCGTTTTTGCTTAATTTAATAAAGTTAGATAAAAATTCTAGTTCTTGTCTTGGTGTCATTACCCTAGTTTTTTAAGTTGGTCACTTGTCAAGTCATAAGCTGCGATTAACTGTATCTTGTCCATCTTTGCAGTTCCATCTGCTAATTTCTGAATAAAAGTATCTAAATGCTCATCTGTTAACTTTGGTTTCGCTTTTGGTGGTGCTTGCACATTGTTTGAATGCGTAGCGTCCGTGTCGTCAATCGCCCCCGTAGGAACTAAGAAAGAGTAAAGCAATGCGTTTTTAAGTGCATACGTTGTCGCTTTCCCTGCGCTCTTATCCATTGAATCCTGACCGTGACCGTACCCCATTATATTAATAGACTCTCCGCTTTCTGCGTGTGTAATCTGATAAGTAACTAGCACCTCAGTAAATATGCTTTGCTTTGGCTTTCCTTGTACTTCCCAACGGTCAACTGTCATAGTCGGCTGTATATTTATAGGTACACAAGTTAAACCATTATCAGACATTGCCTGACCAATAGCTAACTTAACGTCTTTATCAGCAACGCCTTTATATCCAAAATTACCACTACCTACTTGCATACCTTTGTCGATATTCTTCACCTCTTTCATTACACTTACGATTGCTTCGTGCAGGTTCTGCTTTCTTTCTTCTAAAATTTTGTCAAATTCTTCCATAATTTATTTTTTTGTTTAAAGTTAATACTATTTATCTAATCTGCAAATAACAATAAATATAAGTAATATGGCATTTCTGATTCGAACAGACTCTCAGTGGTTCTCTCAAGTTGGGTCGCTCCTTACTGTGGTTTCTCATGCCATCCATACTACTCATATTCTTTGCCGTCATTTACAACCCTCTAACCGTTTAACTTCTCTATTTGCATAGTCTGCTATCTTCTTAAAGTCACTTATATCTTCGCCTTTGTCACGCAATAAGTACTTCAAAATGTTCCCTTCGCTAAAGTTTAGATTCCAATGGTTAATCAAGTCTAAAACGTCCATTCCGTGAACCTCTCTTGATGCGTATCTTTCAGGGCGTTCTTCGATTAGTTCTAACTGGCTAATGTTAATAAAATACCTTCCATCCCCAATCCAGTTCTCATTATGAAACCTTAGATAATTAGTACCATCATCAAAGCACATTACACACTCGTCACCAGTATTAATACCATAACGTTCCAAATTCTTGCTATCAATAACCCTATACTTTTGACCCTCTCTATTTTTCATCTTTCTCTCTTTTAATTGTTTCTACTAATTTTTTCACTGCGATTTTAACCATTCCTTGGTTCGTGATTCCTACACCGCTAAATTTCCTGTAGTAATCTTTAATAAAGTCTAAATCGTCTTGTTCAATCTTGTAAATACGTTTTTTTATCATAACTATTTATTTTATCTAAAGATAATAATATATATTTAATACACAAATTCTTATTAACTATTTATTTTCTTTAATTCTTTCTGATACGCTTCAGATGCTTCCAATTCACAAGTAAAGCGACCTAAAAACTTATTTCTTCCTTTTATATTTATCTCTGCTCTCCACTTACAATCTTGTTTACTCCAACTTACACCAACATACCTAGACGTTCCACCTTTACGGTCTTTAGATGTGTTATGCCTACTTGTAGTTATTTGTAGGTTGCTTACACTGTTATTTAACTTATTATTATCTATATGGTCGATAATTGTTTCGTAGCCGTTTGGATGGTGACCTAAAAACATTATAGCTACCAACTTATGAATTCTTTTAATTTTTCCTTTTCCGTTACTAGACAGGATTACATAATAATAACCATTAGGCGCAATATTATTTTTAAGTATCTTTTCAGTTAACACTCCTTTTCTTTTTAAACTCTTAACTCTACCCAAACTACTTACCTGATAACATTCCTCGTAACCTTTAATATCCCTCCAAACTTCCATGTATAAAAAAACCAACCAAATCCACGCTGGTCGTCGCTTCATTGATTGGAATTGTAAAATTTCTTATTGTGCGACCAGACACAAGGCAAATATAAGCATTTTATTTCAAACTTTTATACTTTTTCTGAATTTCTTTTAGTTCTTCCCTAGTATATTTTCTAGTCTTATGTGCTTCACTTTCTAATTTTTCAACTCTTTCTATACCTATTCTTTTAATAAGTCCGATTCTATAATTATTCAAGTCGCCTCCTTTATCTTTGTTGCAAGGTCTACTACATTGTGCGTGAACATTATCTTCGTTAAAGGTTAAATTTTTATGCCCCCCAGAACTCCAAAAGTGACCAGCGTCGATGTTTCCTTCTCTCATTTGTTTGCCACAACTTATGCACGGCTTACCCTTGTCACGCTCTCGAATCCATTTGTTAAAGATTATCTGCGTTAGCTTCATTAACTCCTGAACTGTTTGAAGATTCTCTTTCTTAACTTTCTTTTCTTTGTTCCATTTCTGAAACGCTTTCTTTTTTAAATCTTCGTAGTACAAGTCGTTACACTCGTTTTTGATACAGTATTTTCGATTAAAGCTTACTGGCGTGAATTGTTGTTTACAGTTTTTACATTTTGCATTGTTGTATTGTTTAAATAATTTCTTCGCTTTTAATATATCCTCTGCTGACTCTCTGTTCCAAACTAGGGTTATTATTTGTTCTGCTTTATCGTGTGGCATAGATTCAATTGTCTCAATATACAACTCAACGTCAACACCTAACTCACTAGCTATACTGTTATCTAATAAATCAAATATCATTTCCCTAGTGTTTTAAATTCGAGTTCTTGACCTGTTAGTACAAAATATAAGTTTTGCAACTGGTGGACGTGATTAACTACTCCTAAATCAGGACACACACCGAAGTCACGTTCATCTCCTGAAATATTTATAGAAAAGTCATCACAGTAAGATAGTATAAACATATCAGGGGTGTTATTTCTATATTTTAACACGTAGTCAACACTTTCTCCGAACTCTTCACAATCAGTAATGACTTTATCAAACCCACAATCCAAAAGTATTTCTTCGGTTAGTGGAATTGGTTTATATTGCCTATCGTCGTTTTGTTCTAGGTAATGAAGCATTGAAGACGAAACCCTTTCGTTGCATATTCCATCATTAATTAAATTCCCTATTCTTAAATCTTCTACTCTCATAATTCTTTGTTTAAAAATTTAATGCTATTATCTACTTCAATCTTCTCTAATCGTTTTTGCACTCCGTCCTTCTGCTGGTAAATCATTTCTAATACCATTTTAAGCCGTTCTGACGTGTTTACGTTCTTTCGATAGAGGAATGTATCGACGTCACCGATATATACCCTTAAAGACGCTCTATTAATTCCGATACTACCAATAGGTAAACCGTAGCGGAGTATCTTCCAGTGTACGTCTGTTTCTTTTTCAAATGTTATCATGATGTAAATATATAAATATTTTTAGAAATCCTCGCCAAAAACGCTTATTTTATTTGAAATTGGTTCAACTTGCCATTTAGACTGTACCTCTGCAAGTGGATTTACACCGTCTATTGTAAAGCCTAATCCACTATTAAAATAAAACATTAGGTATGTATCTGTATTTGTTATTGCTCCCCCAGTGTCTACGTCTTTAACTTTATCAATGTCAGCCATAGTAAAGTATTTCATTGATTCAAGTTTGTTTAGTCTGTTTAAGTTTATCCAATCGTCACTCATATTACTAAAGGTACTACCTCCTTCTGCATTGTGCTTCAGTGGCATCATTGGCTGACCTTCCCATTCGTGACCATCAGGATATTGTGAACTTTTACGCTGAGTTTCAGTGTTCGGGTGCATTGTCAAATAAAGAGTAGTATCTGTTGTTTTACACCAATGCTTTAAACTTCTTATAAAAGGTACATTCTCGCTATATCCTACAGGTCTGTTAAGTTGGTTAAACGGGTCTAAAAGTACTCCATCAGGGTTTTTACTTTCAAATAGTTCTAAAAGCTCATTAGGCTTGTAAAGTTGTTTATTGTCTATAAAAAAGAAATAGCACTCTATAACTTCTGCCGCTTTTAATATCTCGTCATCGTTAAGAGTTTTGAAATGTCTACCTGTGTACCACTGTATCAAGTCACGCATTACACGACCTTTTTTATTTTCATCCATCCATAAACCCCATTTTAAACCGTGACGAACTGACAAGCATAAAAAATACCAAGCCATAAAATATGTTTTACCAACATTGTTACCACCTAACACACCGTTATACTGACCCCTCTTGAATCTTAAATGATTATCTAGCTTACACCCTATACCTAAACCTAAAGGAATTCTGTCGTGTCTGTAGTCTAATAAGTAATCGTTATCACTTCCTTTTTCTAAAATCATATCAATCCATTTTCTTTCATTGCCTTTTGCGCTAGTGCCACTATAGGGTCAACTGTTAAACTTTTTTGTTTATGTTCTTGTGGTACTTTATCCCAAAACAAACCCTGCCATCCGTTTTCTATAGAGTTGTTTATGACAAAACTAACAGCCCCTAAAGATTCATTGTTTATTTTATCTACTAACTTATCTAATGTTGACGTAGCTGTTATAGGTTTTTTAATCTGAACCCTGTAATTCAACCAAGCTTTAAACAAATCACGCTTAGAAGAATCAAATATCATTTCCTCTATATTATCTTTATCTTTATCTTTATCTTTATCTTTATAGCTAGAGTTTTGCTTAGGCTTTGCTTTAGCATTGCTAGACTTTTGCTTACCACCCTTTCTTCCCGCTTCCTGTCTACGTTTCCGCTTCTCTGAAAGCACGTCAAATTGTTCGTTTAGGTAGTTTATAACCGCTAAATCTGTTTTAGATTCATGCTTTAAAATTTCAAGTTCAAACAGTTGATTAAGCAAATCAATATCATTCCTAAAGCGTTTCTCTAGCATTGCTTTAGTTACGCTACAATCTTGAACCCAATAGTAAGAACATAAATCTATAAACAAACCCTTTAACTCGTATGTTTCAAGGCTTATAAGTCCGTTTTGCCACTCTTGGGCGGTAAATCTGAAATATGGTAGTTCTTTCGCCATTAGTCTTGAATTTTATTAATTTCAGTTCGTAACGTCTTAGCGAACTTTATCGATGTTGACTTGTCTAAATAAATGGAACTCTCATTACCATCTTGATGTAAATCAATAAGTATTAAGTCGTTATTTATTCCTTCATCGTATTTACATTTTATCCAGTCACCATTTTCGATTGCATCTAAAAATTTTAAATCTACTTTTGCCATAATAATAAAGGTTTTAAGATACCAATAAACTGTTAGTAAATAAAAAAGAGCCACTCAGCAGGCGGTCGGATACCGTACTAAATGACTCTCTAAAAATAAAACTCTTGAAGCTCCGACCCTTCGTTATTGCAAATATACGCAATTTATACTTAAATAACTAATATTCTTTCGTTTTGTTTTGCTAAAATCTGATACATTAACAATGAATGGCTAGTACCGTAAACCTCTTCACCTATTGGGAACAAGCTTCTAACCTGTTGAGTGTACTCTAAAAATAAACTGTCATCTTTGTACTTCTCAAATTCCTTCAATCCGTGTATGACAGTATCGTGTCCACGACCGAACTCTTGACCTATCCACTCCAAAGAATTACCATACATATGTCTAAGGTACTTGTATAGGTAAAATCGTTGGTACACTAATTGTCTTTTGCGTGACTTTGTGTCTAATCTTTCTTCTTGTATGTATTTTCTTATTCTTTCCATTTTATCTTAATATTATCAATTATCTCTACTCTTACTCCTGTAATCTTCTCTCCTTGCTTTACTGCGTTACCTCGACTCTTTGCTTCAACTTTTAGTTTGCGTCCGTCTGGCGTTCTTATTTCGTATGTCATTAGAATAGTCTTTGTTGTGATACGTGGTTTTTAATTCGTTTAATACTTGCGTCGAAATAGTCTTTATCCAGTTCGCACGCTGTTAATTTAAAACCGTAATCGTGACACGCTATCGCTATTGAGCCGCTGCCGAGGTGTGTGTCTAGTATTTTGTCTCCTTGTTTAGCGTATTTATCTAATAGCCATTTATAAAGCTCAACAGGTTTTTGTGTTGGATGTATAGTTTTATCTGTTTTATTTCTACCTTTAATTCCATTTGCTAATCCGTTCCAAGCCCAATAAAATCTTTTGGCAGGTATATCAAAACTGCTCCAAGCTAATTCTCCATCACTATAAGTTTCTACACTTGGATCTTTATCCCAAAAAATAAAACTTTTGCAACCATTTTTCCATAAATAAGAAAAGTAATTGCCACCCCATATAATTTGATTTTTAGAAACTCTAATAACCTCTTCAAAATATTCATCATTAGGAATAGAACCATCCCAACTTTTACTTTTAGTATCTCTAATTTTATTATCAAATCCAATCCCATATGGAGGGTCAACAATAGCAAGGTCAAAATAATTATCAGGATAACGTTTCATTAACTCCATGTTATCCTCGTTTGTTACTGTTATTTTATCTGTTACTTTCATCTCATTTCAGTGTTAATTGTTTTAACCTTTCCTCTTTAAATTCCTGTAAGCCTTTAGCTCTACTGTTAAAATCTAATCCTTCGTTAGCGTCAACCGTTCTAACCTTTACATAAACATTCTCTTTTTCGGGCAACTCGCTTTTATGTGTAAAGGTTTCTTGTATTTTTTCTAGTATGTTCATATCTAATAAGTTTGTGATTTGTAATTTACCAACGTGTACCCTTTTACTGGCTTCTCGTAGCTTTTAATGCAGAAGAAGATAACTGTTAACACTGCAATAGTTAAAATTACAAGAATTATGTTGTCTGCGCTGTTTCTGTTTCTCATAACGTCTCGTCGTTTAAATCGTCTATACAGCTTTGCACCATGCTTTCAATTTCTTCTCGTAATCGGTCAGAAATCGCTGCTGTTTCTATTGGAAAGCCTTTTACCATAATATTTTCGTAATCGTGAATCATGACCGTTTTTTCATCAAAGTAATCTGTAACGTCTCTAGTATCCAAAGAGTAATGTACTTCTGTTCGGTTGTTGTTCTCGTCTATTATATAAACGTTTAAACCGTCACGTTCTACTTCTAGGTTTTCGCTATCGTTTACAGAATGGTGCTTAATCTTGTAATGCGTTCCTAGTGCGTGTAGTTCCGCTTGTTCTAAATCGGTGAAGAATATACCGTTAACTTCGTAAATTTTCATAATTCTATTTGTTTAAAGTTCTTTAAATACTTTTTCAGCAACGCTATCAGCGTACTCTTTTATTTTTAATTCTAATCTATCATTGATAGCGTTTTGAACTTTGATTCTAAATTCAAAACTATTCGTGGCAGAGTTTATTGATTCTAATATGGCTTTTTTAGTACCCTCCTTTATAGCAAATACAAATCCATCCTCATCTGTTAGTTCTTCAATAGCTAGTTGAATGCCTTTAGATATATGAGATTCTAAATTTTTATTATCAATCATTACCTGACTGGCTATTTGCTGGGCGTTTATACCTAAATCAATTCTAAGTGTTGTTAGTTCTCTATTCATAATTTCTATTTATTTAAAGTTCACATTGTAAAATCTTGTCTAACTTAATTCCGCTTACGTCGAAATCCTTTTCAGCTTGTTGTACCGCTTTCCAGTAACTCTCGTTACGTGCTGGGCTGTAAAGTTCGTTTTTACAGTTTAACTGTTTGCGGATTTGTGTGACCGCTGCTTCTACTCTTTCTGTGTGTTTCATAATTTATTTATTTTTTAGCTCTTGTAATAAATAGGTAATATCTGACTTTGAATTAGCTATAAAATCTAAATCATTTCTTTTTGTTGGATAATCCTCGTCGGACGCAACCTCTCTTAAATAATCTCCATAAGGTCTTTCTGTCATTTCTATGAATATTATATCATGTTCTACGTTCTCAATTAACACCCATTCCCCTTTTGACGTGCTATTTAATCTTTGTTCAATCTGTTCTATTCTGCTCATAGCTTAATTAAGATTTAACCATTGAATTTCTGTACCAACTACAAAAGGCTTTTTTACTCTGTTCTTATGTCCTTTTAGCTTTTTAAAAATCTTATGTGTCGGGGCTTGTGAATCTCTAAATTTTACAGCCTCTTTTTTTGTTGCGAAATGTCTCATAATTTATTTGTTTTTACCGTTTCGTATATTCAAATGTAAGTAACTTATTTGAACTGACAATGAAAAAAGCGAGAAAATATATAATTATTTTTATTTTTCTAGTGTTTACAAGGTTTTAAGAGCGAAAAAAAACCGCTACTAATTAAAGTAACGGCTTCACCTTGTCGGGTATAATGGTTATTCGTAATCACTTGTGCCATTTGCGAAATTACCTGTTATTTCGTAATAAATGTAATTTGCCAAACATGGAACAAGAACTTTTTTTATCCATTTCTTTTTTGAAAACAACATTTTGAACCAATACTTTTGTGAGTCGTTAGGTGTAGCGTAATTCATTTGTCTTGTGTTTTTATTTACGGATGGATTATTAAATCGTTCTTCTACACTGTCAATCACAACTGGATAGCAAAGCCACGACCAATAAACATTAACTGTATAAATTTCTCCTTCGATTATTTCAACTGTTACTTTTTCTTTTGTTGGTTTAAATAATTTCATATCTTTTTTTATTAGTTACGTTTTCCGTTATTTCTTAATGTTATTCCTAACTTTAAATTGTAAGTAATCCATGTACGTCTTATTGTTAACCTTAAACAATGTTTTACACTCTTTACGGTCAGAACATTGTAAGTAATGCTGTATAGTTCCTGCTGCTGTCGTGTATTGTTGTTTGTAGTGTGGTAGTTTTCCACAGTTAGGACATTCGTACTTTTCACCTCCTCTCAATACTGCATAATGCATATTCGGTCTAATGTATGGTTGTAACTTCTCGTAAACTTGTTCTAATGTTTCTACATCACCATCACAATAATAGTGCATATGGTTAAGTGCTTCTTGGTCTTTATCGAATACTATCTTAGTCCATGTAGTAATACCCCCTGCGTCACGTTTGTTTTGTACTTTAAAATACTTTGCTACTTCGCTAAGTTTGTTGCTAGGTAGGTTTAAGTACTTCTTACAAAGTTTTAACGTGTCAATGGAGTTATAAGTATGCTTCATTTCTAAACCGTGAAATACTGCCCTAGTGCGAATCCATTTAATATCGAATCTGTCACCGTTATGCGCTATAATCTCATCAGCTTTATCTAGTTGCTTAATAAACTTCTTTACTAGTTGTTTATCGCATTGCTTTTTTAAACCCCAATCTAAATGTTCTACTTTGTCAGAACCTTCCCATTTCCAAGAAACAGAAATTATTTGAGCGTAGTCAATTATCTGATGCGGCAATATTGTCTGATTGTAACCAGGTCGCCAAAAGTAACCTTCGCAAAAACTCGTCTCGATATCGTAAAATAATCTCTTTCGTTTTAAACTCATAACTATTTCAGTTTATCCATTTGTTGCTTAATCTCTTCAGCTTTTTCCATCAACTCAGCGTGTGACTGTTTTAGTTTGTCGAGTTCTGTTAGTTCAATGATTAGACCGTTTTCTTTCTTGAATTTCTCCTGAAACGTTCCTTCGGTTATATATAAACCACTATTAAGATAGTCTTTTGCAAACTTATCCAACAACTCGCAATCTTCTTTGATACGTTGAGCGTCTTTTTTGTATGAGATGATTTCGGCGAACAATTTCTTACCGCTATCATATAACATCTTATCCATTCCATGCTCATCTAATATATAAATACAGTCATCTTCACTCAAATGGATAGTGTTAATATCACATTGGTCATAGTTAAATCTAGTACCTACCGCACTTACAACCTCTTTAGCATTCTTAAAATACTCTTTTACTTCTTCTAATTCCATAATTTTTAATTTATTTGTTTTCCCAAAGATAATAATATATATTTAATAAACAAGCATAAACGAAAAAATCCCCTCACATAAGCAAGGGGACTAAAAATTAAACTATGACGAAAATAAATCTTGATAAGAGCCGTTTAGTGCAATAGCAACTCTTATCTATTTTCTAGAGTATCAAATATAACTAAATTATTTAATTATTCCGTAAAATCTTAAAATAAATTTCAAAATAAAGTTTAAAGCGAATCCGATAAGTAGCCACAACCACCACAAAGAACGCTTATTCTCTTGACGTGATACCGTTCTATTAGTCTTTTCATCTTGCTTATTTATCGATCGCTCAATCTTGGCTGTTCTAACAGACGTTTTCAAGCTGTCTGAATATAGTTGTCGATAATGTTTTAAACTGTCGTTGAATCGCTTTAAATCGAACCTTACACGCCATTTCGTTTCAATTACTGGCTCAGGACAATCAACTTTAACTAGTCGCTCGATAATAGAGTCTTTACCGTTAATAATTAACGTATCAGTTAAACGTACTTCTTTTGTGACTGTTTCGACTTTGTATCCTTTTTTGACCGCTTTGGTTAAGTGGTGATTCATCGAACACGAAGAAAGCATTATTATTAATATAAGTATATAAGGTTTCATTATATGTGTTTGCGTATAAATTAGCTGAAAATCAATGTTTTATATGTGTTTACGTATAGTGTAACAAAGTAAGGGTTAAAAGTTTATATTCTTGTAACAAAGTCAGGGTTATTTCTTATAGATGTTTTTGTCTTGAAGCCCGATTGACTTACACCATTTAACAGTGTCGAATGAAGGACAAGCCTTTGCAGCAAATTGATTATGTCCTGCAACTTTCCAATTAGGGTGTATTGTAGTGTGTGCCTTAACATACATTTCTAAAGCTTCCTTTTGTGCCTTAGTTCTAGTGTCTTTTGCTTTGCCGTTTTTATCCGTTCCCCCTACATATACGATATGTCTTGACTTTGAATTAATACCCCTAGCACCGTTCGAAATCTCCCAAGAATCTACAACATCATCATCGTTGTATTCTATTAATGTTTCAATAGTTCCGTCTAAATGGATTAGTTCAGAATACCCAACACGTGACCAGCCTCGACCGCCTTTTGATTTAGGGTTGGTGTGCCAACGGTTAATCTCTTCGCTTGTTACTTCTCTACCTTCAGGTGTTGCTGTACAATGTATTACTAGATATTCTAATTTAGCCATATTAATCTTCTAAATGTTTTTTGATATTTTTTGCTCTAGTGATGATAGAAGTGAACCGCCCTAAGAAACTCCATCCTTTTACATCCATAAAGGACTCATCCATTGACTTAACCTCTATAGATAGTAAAACCAACGCTATAATTTTTGTACTTAAAAAGTCAACACTCACAACCATTTGAGTAAGCTCATTAATTATAAAATAATCTGAAGCATAAACTAGCATAACCGCACCAACATAGCTTAATATTTTTGGTATTAATCCGTACCTTGCTTTTTTTGAAGTTACGACCTCTTTTAAACTATACGCCCTCCATATACCAAACAAAGTGTCTACAATAGTACTTATTGCTACTATGATTATAATTCCACTTACTGGACTGAAGAATACTGTTAATACTTTTACCAACGTAGTTAAATATGATAATACTAATTCCTTCATTGATTTAACGTGTTTATTATTGGTAATTTGCTCATGTTTAGGCATTTTCTTTGCAAAGATACGAAAAAAAACACAAAACTTCCAAATTATACAATAAATTTTCACAACCGATAACTAAATATAACACACTGTTAAGAATTTAACACGTTATACTTAGCTACCAATTGCTCAATGAATACTACTTTTTAGGTTTAACTACGTGTTCGTCATCGCCCCTATCAGTCTGTGGGTCAACTATTTCGTTCGCTTCCTGTTCGTTTTCTTCTTCCGGCATTGTTTTATTTGTTTATGGTTATTAATTTATCCTAAGTTTGTGTATAAAAATGTTTCGCAAGCTTCTTCACTTACGAATGACGAGCCACTCGAATCGACTATATTCGCAAACTCAAACACCTTTCTTTCAACTCCTATTCTGTTTAAGTAAGCTGTATCCCCTGTTGAGTCGCTTCCTTTATAGTAAAATGAAAAATCATAATCTGCGTTCCTGTAATACTTTATACTGTCTGAGTTTTCAATTACATAAGCATCGTTAGTCACTGTATCTGTAACACTAAAAAAGTTCCCTAATATCTCGAATTTATAAGCCATTATTGTTTATTATAAAATGATTTTTGATTTTTAACTCTATCACCAAACACAACAGTTAACTTTGCGCCACGGTCTAATTCCAAATATTCAACTTCTGCGCTTTCTTCTAACACTACAGGCTTGTCGAATAGTAAATAATCGTGGTTGTATTTGTTATGGTCTGAAATATAGCACCCATCTTCATTCAGTAGGTGAAAGTCAATTATTCTACGTGTAACGCAAATAGTTACTGGATCTGTTCTTAACTCGTAAGTATTTAGATTTTCCCTCGTTGCTTTTTCTACTTTTCTTCCTTTTGTTATGTAGTTTACTATGTCTGTTTTTGGCTTACGATTACCAAAGAATCCGTTAAATCTTACTGTGTCTTCAAAGTTTGAATCTGTAAAATCAATGTCTTTAGGTTGGTAGTAACTATTAAACTTTGAGTAAATACGTGAAGTGCCCGAAGCTGAAGCAATGCTATATTGTTTTAGTTCGTACATTCCCCAAGTAAAAGAACCTGAAACACCGCTAACCGTATAGGATACATTAACTATGTATTTACCTGCTCCGTAAGTGTTTAGGTATTGTTGCCAATCGTAAATAAAACCAACCGCTAAACTGTCGTTAGGGAAAACACCCTCAGTTCCTAAATTGTCAAGCTCTTCGCCATCACAGTTTGTTATTGTTATTTCAATAGTGTCTGAAATTTCTGAGGCTTTAACATAAACACCCAGTAAGTCGTTTTTGTACCTGTCATTTTCTGTTGGGTGAGCAAGTACTAAACAAGCCTTACAGCATCCTGTTAACCCTCTATCTTCTTCTTCGAATCCTGAAGGTAGTGTTATTACTTTTACACACTCTTTGTATCTGTTATTCATTAGTAAAGGCTATAGTAGTTATTTGTATTATTTTCGATAAAGGCTCTAGATGAAGATTTAGATTTTTGGTAGAATATAATCTCCTGCATATTACCATCATGGCAAGGCTCGCCCCCTGGGAATTGTAGCCTACTAATCGTGTTTAAAAACAGGGTGCTAGTGTGTAACTCCGTATCTTCACCTAAATAAGCCCCATTCCTGTACATTGTTACTGTATTCGAGCCTGTATCTCTAAACGTGCTAGTGTTAAATGAGCCTGTAGAAGTATCTGAAGAGCTTATATTTGAAGCAGCGTTTGAAACATAAGATTCTAAATCGTTGCTAAAATCCCAAAATGTAAGATAAGGGAATTGCTCTGAAGAATTACTTAGTGATAAAGACTGTATTCCAGTAGTTGACCTATCAAAAACAAAAGACTCGTAAATACCACCTGTAACGGCTTTATCTAATATCTCAAAGTAATCATCTACACCGTCAAACAATAACGCTGGTTTTCCGTTAGAAGATAAATTAACCACACCAGCAGAAACAATTAACGGTTGATTTGCGTGTGTTGTCTGAATCGCATTGTTAGCCGTTCCGCTTTGGTCATACCATATCGAAACATAAGCGTCATCATCACCTACAAATGAAAGCAAAGAAGTAGTGTCTAAGTCCATCCCGTCGAATCCAATATCCTGCTCTGCGTCATCAAAGGCTCTACGTACTCGAATCGCTTTATTGTCTGAATAAACATCATCGTTAGAAACTCTCCTAAGTGAATACCCCATTGAAGCGTCTTTTAAAGAAGTGATTAAGAACTCATCCTCTTCAGCTTCTTCTGAATAGATACGTGTACTAATACAAACATCACTTGCGTTCACTATATTAGTGTCAATTAAGCATTTTAACGTTGCTACGTTTGACGCAATAGTCATTTGTAAACCTGTCTCACCCGATAGCGGTTTTAGTGGATTAGCTGAAACGTTCCCTTGTGGTAATTCCGTACTTATAACCCATCTATTCCCAGCTTCTTTGTCTTCTATTGTTATCTCAGCCCAAGGATTTACATAGTTTTGATTCCATGTGCAAACGCTTGTTAAAGTATGCACTTCGTTATTTAGTAGGTTCGTAGCTGTTTGACCTGTTGAATTTATTAAATATGTGTTTACGGTTGTTACGTTTAAATCATTCTCGTAAGGTAAAACACCTAATTGAAAGTTATTAAAATCTTCTACACCATCAACGGACGTATAGTATGCAACTCTAATAATCCAATCACCTAAATCATTATATGGTCGCCAGTTCTTGTTTTTACCGTCAAATGGTTCTGTAATATCAAAGAAGTCGTTATTAACGTTTGCTTGTTGTAACCAATATCTCCAATCATTTAAGAAGCCGTATCTTAATTCTAAACCATATTTCCCTGAAACGTCTAAACTCGGCTTTCTTATTAACTCTATTTTGTTACGGTCTGAAGTTGGTGGTAAACCAAAACCTCTCGGAGTTAAAAAGTTTGGTTGAAATTGTCCGTTAATATATGGTACATTCTCAAAGCTGAAAAAGTTATTTTCAAGTGTGAACTCTTCTTCTGTAGTTGTGTTGTATGCGTATATTCTAGTTCTTACACCTTCATACTCAACATTATCAATGAGTAAAAAATTACTTTTATAAAGTACATCATCCTCAGTTGTTGTTTGTTTTAATGGTGCTGTGATATTGTTTCCTGCATGGTCATATAAATACTCGTTTACTACGTTAGGAATCTTAACGCCTAAGGTTGGAGCGTCAATGTTATCTTGGTTTAATATAGTTAGATTTACACGGTCTGAAAATTGACCTGTATAGTTATGATTAGCCAAACTGACCCACATAGTAGTTAACCTCTCACCGTCTGCGAAGTTAGCAAAGTAAGCAAGCGCAGCAGCGTTAGGTTGTACCTTTCCTGAAACGGTTAATGTAGTACCACTAATCTCAAATTGTAAATCTGTTAAATCCCATGCAGCACCGTCTTCATTTACATAGCCACTGTAAACCGTTGTGTCAGGTGATGTCGAGTGATTAAAATCTACATCAGGTGCGTTTAACAGTAGGTTTTGCCCTGCATTAGTTACCTTATTTTGATACACAGAACCGTCAGCAGGTCTGAACAATAATCCAATTCTATACTCGCTTAAAGTTGTTGATTGATTATCAGCTTCAATAGTCGCTTCAAAAGTACAGTCTCCTGAGTAATCTAAGCTGTCAATATTATTACCTAGTGAATCCTTAAATTGAATATCTTGAAAAGTGTAATTATTCACACCCCCATTGTAATTCTCGTTAAATCCTCCCGTGTTTGATTGCGTATTTGAAGAACTGCTTTCTAGTATTCCGTTAGGGTTTCCAAACTGTGAAAACGCTTTTATGTTTACAATCGGAGCTAGACAGTCTGTATTGTCGTAGTAATTAGGTTCTGAATAACCGTCTTTAATTACCCCCCATTGCCACATCTTATAAGTTATAGTCCAGTCTTTCCAACCGTCATTTGCGTCAGCCTCATACGTTAATTCAACGTCTTTTATCAACCCACCTGACATATCCCCAAGTTGATTCATTGTGACACTGTTTGTAACTGTTAAAGATGAAAGGTCTTGTACTTGAAATAAGTTATAACTACCATCTAAAATGGACGCTAAAGAGTTAGAACCGTTTGGAGTAAGGTTAATAGTCGCTTCAATCGAAGCTGGTTTTTTATTTGCTAGTATAGCCATACCACCCCATGAACCACTTGTAGGAAAAACTACAGTAGAGGCAATACCAACAAAAGGCGTTATCTCACTATCAATAAACATCGTTGTGCCGTTTACGAATAGTATAGTTTTTGTCTCTGAGAATGTCGCACCAGTAGAAACAATCAAAAAAGATATTGTTATAGTGTCACCTGCTAAGAATCCGTAATCTCCGAAGCTGCCTGTATCAGCAGTTAAATAGAACTGTGTACCAGTTGAAGTATAAGTAAATTTATTACTTTGTCCTGAACCTCTATAATATCTAGTACTAAATCCAACTTCGCAGTCAATCCAGTCGCCAGCATTAGCGTATAAAGAGCCTAAACCGTTGTAACTTTCGTAATTATGTAGTATTGGCATTAGTATTTTTTGTTTAAGTCTATTAGTTTTTGTGCAGAAGCCCTAATCTTTTCAGGGTCGCTTTCTGTGATTGCTTCCTTTACTTGCTTTACTTGCTCATCAGTCATTAATGAAAGTATCTCATCAGTTAAAAGCATCTTTAATATCCCGTTTGCGTTCGTTAAAACTTCTAAATCTTCTTTTTTAAGCATCTATTAAAACTGTTTTTGTATTATCTCCTTCAGTGCTTGCTTCTGAATATTCAACTTCTGCAACCTTGGACTCATTGATAAATGCAAAGGTACTAATTTTTAGTGAATTTCCTTGCATATCTTGAATATAATTGTTATTTAGCAGCATTTCAAAGTTTGCTGTACTGAATGGAATCTCAGCACTATAAATCTTTTTAAAGTTTTCTTTTACTTGGTTTTTAGTGTGAAACCTATTGTAAATCGCATTTGCCCCAATCTTAGTTAAAAAATTACCTGGTTGTTTACCTCCAACCGTATAAAGTAACTTAGTTACAGAATAGTACTGTTGACTAATCATCATCACACCAACTCGCCCCTGTATTTTAGACTCTAACTCTGAACTACCACCGAAAAACTGGATTACTTCATCTGCTAACTTAGCAAAGGGCAGGCAAGCTTCTTCAACTACTGTTAATGACTCCTTACGTATTCCAAAAGCGAAAGGATAACCTATATCAACAACGCCTTTTATAGTCACTAAGTCTTCATTGTTATAAGTGACTGGCTCGGTACTGTACTCACAATCTGAACCGTCTATTTTATCCATTGTGTGAACGTCACTAGGGTCAGTTTGATAATGTGTATAGTATCGCTTCCAAGCTTCACCAGTATTGTAAGTCCATTGGTTTTCTCTGCTATCTTGTAAGTTTAAAGTATTCGTAATAGTAACACCTGAATTTAAAACCCAATAATCATCTTCTTCTAAATACACCGTATCGCCTACAATCCTAATCTTCGCCTGTGCCCAATCTTCTAAAAAGTCAATTAAAGAGCCTACAGTACTACATGAATCTGAAGCAGTTGGATAGCCTTTTGTGTAGCTTCCATTATCTAAAGTGAATAGATTTGTAAATATTGAATTTTGACTTTTCTTTAATGGCTTCGGACAGATTGTAAGTTGTGAATATTCGTTTAGGATAGTTGACTGAAAATTGTACCCTAATTTAGCACACCCCTTAACCATTAACTCCTGAACCTTAGAAGCTTTTAGTTTTCTTATCGGTGGAAATATCAACTCAATTATTTGCTTAGTAATATCAATTAAAGCTACAACTAAAGCAGCTACATAAATAGTTTGAGCAGTAACCTTTAAAGCAGCTGAAATAATCGCCCCTGTATTAATTGAGGGTGGAACACCTGCATTTGGAGTGCTTGCAGCAGTTAAGTCAGCGACCGCTTCAGCTAAAGACTTAATTCCCTCTATTAACGCCTTAGTTAACGTATAAGCAGAAATAGCCAGCATTATAAGCATTTCTAATTGATTATCACGTACTATCAGATATGGTACATCTATTAGGCTTATAGGGTTGGTTTTGTTTACGCTTTCAAAACTTGTTCCGTTAGCTTGCTTTCTAAAGTAATCAACGGCTTTACGTCTTCGTACTGACACCTCAATTGTACTATCTCCTTGACCGCTTATTTTTGGAGAGTTTAACAGGTCAATATAATATTCTAAGTTTACACCTCCTACTTGAATATCAATAGGAATGCCCTCAAATACTCCTAGCGTTTCGATATGGTCAATAACTATCTGTTTAGCTTCGTTAGCTAAGATTAAATTATCAACGGTTAGTTCGGCTTCTTCAGCGTCGCCAGTCCAATCCATTTTAAAACCAATATCATCAGCGTTAACTGGTCTTATCGGTGTTCCGTTTATACTGTATAAAGTTTCTATTATACTCATTATTTAACTTTAAATCTTGACGTTGTTACTCCCTTGCTTGACTCAATTCTTTTGTTTATGTTCATGTAGCTTTGTGTAATTTCTCCAAGTTCAATATTTGGCACTGGTTTGTCGTTTATAGCTTTTGTTACCTGGTCAAGTTTTGCTTCAACGCTCATTAATTGTTTTACCAATAATTCAGAACCGAATCCAACCATTACCTGCGCACCGTCCTGTAACTCTCCTAGTCTATGTTTTTGCATTATAGTTGCAACTTCTTGATTTGAATAGTTACCAATCATTCTATTCTGACCCGCTGTAATAACCCTCTCTTCCTTATGAGTATATCCAGTAATGACTCCATGTTCGTCACTGAATTTACCAGTAGTACCTGTATTTTCTGTTCCAAAATAATACCCTTGAGTACTTGTTAGGAAATTATCTATTATCTCTTTAGATGAGAATGCTTTAGATATAGCTGTAACAGTATTATCTCCGCTCTCCAAGTTTGTATTTATTATTTTAAGAAGTGTTGACCTTAACTCTATACGTTGCTTTCGTTTCTCTTCTTCTGCTTTTTGTGCATTTGATTCTGCTATTAATCTGTTTTGTTCAGCTAGACTTTCTTTTGCTGAAATGTTACCTTCTGCTGCAAGTTGTTTAAAGTAATCTGCTTGACTAGTTGCAGCGTCAGTTTCTTCTTGAATCTTCTCTATACGCTCATCAGCACGTTTAATAAAGTAATCAGTCGCCAAATCAATGTATTCTTGTTGTATAAAGAACTTTTCCTCTTCTATTGCTTCAAACTCTTCAGGGTCAATATCTACAATACCAGCGTTTGGATTGTCTAAGTCTTTAAATTTCTTAGGTTTTGAATCCTCGTAAGCCCTCGCAGCTTCAGCAAATGAATATAGACTTTCTGTCGCCTTGTCAGTATCTTCTGAAAAGTCACTCATTTCATCTGAAGACTTACTGACTTTTACAGATAAATCACTAACTGAGTCAGTAGTGTTGTTTATTGGTTCAGGTACTATATCAAACTCACGTTTCAACGTGTTTATTGCGTTTGAATATGCTAATGCTTTTGCCCTAGATTCTGCATAAGCATCTGATAAAGCTAACAATTCTTTTTGTCTAGATGTTAAAGTACCTCCAAAACCTGATTCTCTAGTCGTTTGCGCTGCGTCAATAAAAAATTGATTATCTTCTACTTGCTTTTTTAGTATTGCTTGACGTGCTAACTCATTTTTGATAGCGTCCTTTGCAATTATTTGCTGTTGTTTATTTTCTTCTTTCAGGCTTAAAATCAACTTTTCACGCTCTTCATTTGTTCCTTTAAAGTTTTCTAATAAACTTCTACGTCTTGAAATCTGTCTATCAATCGCTTTTTCAGCCCTGTCATTTTCATCGTTAAACTTTTCCGTTGCTATACGTGCTTCAGTTGCTCCTGTAGCTACATCTTTAAAAGATAATGCTAAGTTTGTAACAAACGATATTAAAGCCGTCCATCCTATAGCAGTGATAGCACGCCCAAACTTTTTGACATTTGAAGTAGCATCTTTTATACTCTTGTCTCCTGACTTTACAGCCTTGCCAAAGTTTACAAACTCTTTTACACGGTCTGCCATCTTCATAGAGAACAGAACAGTTTTAAAAACTAGGAAAGCCTTACCAACTGAAACAACAGTGCTTAATATTGAGTCTAGATTATCAGCTAAAAACACTACCGCTTTCCTTAATTTATCACTAGCACCACCAGCTTCATTCATTTTAAGGATAAAACCTTCCCATGCAGAAGTTAATAATTTAATAGCACCGCCCAAAGTATTTCTTTGAGTGTCTGCCATTTGTTTAGCAGCACCGTCAGCATTGTTAAGTTTATTTGTTAAATTCTCAACACTTTCTCCAGTCTCCGATAAAATTACACCAACAGTTGCACCACGCTTACCAAACAACTCCATTGAGGTTTTATTCTTATCTGTGGATTCGTTTATTTGTTGCATTGCCTCATCGAATGTGAGACCATTTTTTGAAAGTTCTAAAAATACGTTTCTAAGTGAAGTTCCTGCTGTACTTGCATCAATACCACGGTCAGTCAAAGTGCCTAATAAAGCAGTAGTCTGTTCTATGTTTAACCCAGCAGTCTTAGCAACTGGAGCAACCGCAGCCATAGCAGTGGCGAATTTCTCCATGTCAAGAGATGACGAGCTAAAAGACTTAGCCATTACATCAACTACTCTTTGCGTTTCTGTAGCGTCTAAACCAAACCCTCTAATTGTCGAACCTGTAACTTCTGCGGCTCTCGCTAAATCAGTTCCAGTGGCTTCTGCAAGCATCAATGTAGCCTCAGTAGTGTTTAAAATCTCCTGCTCAGTAAAACCTAGCTTTGCAAATTCCTTTTGAAGTTCTGCAACCTGTGACGCTGTAAATGTAGTAGTTGAACCTAGAACTTTTGCCTGTTCCGTTAACTCTTTCATTTGGTCAATGTTCACGCCTAAAACAGAAGCTAAATCTGCCTGTGACTGTTCAAAGTCTCTAATTATAGTGAATGAACTTTTAGCAATCTGAAACACTCCAAACGCAACACCTAATTGTGCAAGCGCACCACGCAAACCTTGAACGGCTTTTTGATAACGTCCAATACCTAAAACACGCTTCTTGTTAGAATCACTTGCAGCATATTCTTTTTTAGTATTTATATCTAACTGTGCATTAATCTCTTTTAATCTCTTTGCACCTTTTGACGTTTCAAGGTTTAGTTTTTTACGCTCTTCTCTTAATTCTCTATTTTGTTTTTGTAACTTTTCAAGTGTTCCAAGCTGTCTACCTTCGAGCGCAATTTCTTCTTTTAATTGCTTATTACGCTCACGATTTAAACCTTGTAGACGAACCTTCTCTTTTTGAAGCTCTCGGTCAATGTCAAGTTTATTCTTTGCAAGCTTATTTGAACGCTCAGTTAACGCATTTAATTCTTGTACGCTTTTAACGTCCTTTGGGTCGGTTACGCTTACTTTGGTTTTAGTTTGTTTAGCAAGTTCAACAACAGCCTTTAACGTAGTTTCAAGCATCTTAACGCTTGCTTCAGCTTCTTTTGCTCCTTGCGTTAAGTTATCTAACGGCTTTTTAGCTATTAAATCATCCTTTTCTATTCTCTTAATTGCCATTATTTATCTTTCTTTTGTTTGTCAGCTTCTTTTTTCATTACGTTAAGCATAGAGTAAAGCTCCAAGACTGTTGTTTCCTTCTCTCTAACAGGACTTCCTAACCATTTAGTTATGTGTATCAACGTTTCTTGTATATCGCTCTTATACGGTCTGTTAAGTATCTCTTCCAGTTCTCGCTTGTACCGTTTTATTTTGTTGTTTAAGAAATTATCATTTGTTATTACTAAATCACATTGAAGTAAAGCAATGTCTTTTTGAATCTCTAGTACTCTTAAATAGTCTTTACCTAAACCGAATTTCTCATAGTAAGAATCCTGTATCAGCTCCCATGCTAAAACGTCATTTTCATGCGTTCCAATAGATAAATCCTTGCGACAATAAGCAATTTCACCCTCCTGACATTTACGCCAGTTGTACACCATACATTCGTCTATGCTAGTTAGATAGTCTTTCATGTAGTTCTTTTAAATATTTATCCTTTATCATGTTAATTAACACCTGAGTATTTTCGTCTGTCAATCCTAAAATATCAATACCGTAAACATCTGTTAATGGTTCGTCATATCCTGAAAAGTCATCAGCAGCTATAAAGATTCCAAATCTATCCACCTTCACCCTAAACGAATGATAAAACGCTCCTGTATCTTTTAGTCTTATATGCCCTTCAGGCTTTCCAAACTCGTTAACTGAACGTTCGCTATAGTCAGGTAAAAAAGTGCCGTCTGAACGCATCCCTTCGTCATACAATTGGTCTTCAGTGTTCAATCGAATTATCTCGAATTGAGTTTCACGGTCAATCACGTTAAACCACATAGTACTTTCGTCTATGCTTGCAAGGTTTTCAAGATATGTTAATAAGCTCTCAAACATAAAAAAAAGACTCCCTAACTAATAGCTAAGGAGTCCAAAAAATAGAATTATGAAATCAGTATGAATGCTGATGTAACAAAGATAATAATTTTATTTCAATTATTGTTATATTTTTAACAATTTATTACAAAAGAAAACCCTCAGAACTTAATCCAAGGGTTTAAAGGTGATGTTTGTTTGCTATACTGATAGCTCTAGAAACATTTCTTTTACTTTTAAAGATATGTATTTGTTAACGTCTTTTGGTATTAGTCCGTTATTAGTCATTGTATCCATTTCCTCAGATGCAATGTCTTTAATAAACCATCTAATAAAATCGCCCATCTTTTTAATGTCTAAATCTTCTTCTCCAAACACGTTTTCAATAGCTTGGCTGAATCTATTTTCAGTCACAGCGTAAGAAATAAAGTCCTGTATTGTTTTTAACTTCTCAACGTCAACACTTGCAAGCTTTTTAACCTTAGTTACAGAGTGCTTATCCCCCTTTACTTTAAATCTATAAACCATATCTTTATATTCAACACTCCAAACAACTCCTTCGCCCAATCCTTTATTAATACCAAACGATTTAGATATAGGGCATTCGTTTTCTACCTTTTCAGTAATATCTATAAGCTTATTTTGTGCAAGTTGTGGCATATTAAAATCTATATCAATAGAATAGGTTTCGTAATCCTCTATATTAAATATTCTACATTCTGTATTCCTAACATTACTAGAGTCAATCCAATAAGTATTAAATTCTTCATCTTGTGGTTTAGATACCTTAACACCAAAAATAAAAAAGGCTTTGTCTAATTGAGATATTCCAACACCTTTTTGTATTCCTTTACCTGCCCATTCACCGTAAATAGTAATTGTACATTCTGAATCAATATCATCACCTTTATCTGCTAAAATTTCAAATAAAGCTAGAAACTCACTCTTTCTATTTTCTGCAAAAAAAGCAAATCCTGCATTGTCGTTTTCTGATGTTATAATGTTATTTCTAGACTGATACCACATGCCATCCTTAGAATTAAAACAAACACTTGCATTTGTTCCGTGCAGCTTTACCGTTCCTTTAAATGTTAATGTTGGTTTTTTAATTGACGAGTCATAAATAGGGTTTCCATCTTCATCTAGTCTTACAAATGTACACGCTCTGTTAATACTTGACACTACATTTCTAAACTGTTCAATCTTTGGGAAACTAATATGCTTCTTCATAATTTATCTGTTTTTGTTTATTAATACTTAATCCATGTTTGCCCCTGCATCATTATTGTGCTATCGTTTAACCAATTTACAGTCATTGGAGTAGCATTGATAGTCAGAACACTATCGCCTTGTGAACTCCATGTAATCGGGTCAGTCGTTGTGCTACCTGAAACAGAAGCAGTGTAATAACCGTCACCGCCATCGTTTAGCTCGTAAGTGTAGTTACCGTTTGCTGAAATGTTATCATAAACGTATAGCATCCCCCAAGTGCCTTGGAACTCGTTTTCAATTACCGTTACGGCTTGTTGTTGTACTGGTTGTACGTTCTCTTTTTGACAGCTTACTAATAAAGCTAATCCTAATGTTAAAAAAATTATCTTCATAATTGTTTGTTTTTTATGTAAAGATAATCAAATATATCAAACTGACAAGTTTTTTATTTAAGAACCGCAACCGATGCAATCTATATGACTATCCTCTGGCTTTACTCCTTTAATCTCCATCTCTAAATTATGAATCTTGTCTTTTATCTCCATGTCTTTCATCATGTCGCCTGTTAATTGTTGTTTAAGGTCTTCAATTTGTTCTTGTTTACTTTTCATTTTATTTGTTTTAGGTTTCCTGTTTTTATAAATGCGTTCACGCCATTTTCATTCCTTACCACAAATCCACCTCCTAAGTTATCATATTTTATTATGTAACACTTTAGTTCTCTTCCAAGCTTATTTGTATACAGATACTTCATTTCTGTGTCTTCAGGATTAAAATCATCAAGATAAGTATAAGCTTTTATTCTTGATGATTCAATTTCATTTATTGTCATATCTTTCCATTCTAACCACTTCATATTTTACTTATTTAATATACCAACTCCTTAATACTGCAATACTACACATCGCAATAGAAGTCTAACTTAATAGACCTTTACCCAACCTTACACACTTCACTCTGCAACCTTTTCTTATTAATTCAACCTTTCGGTTTAGGCTATTTGTCTCAGTTGTTAATTATCTCTTTCGAGTTTGCAGCACCTTGTTTCGGAGTAGAAGAGCAAGGATTTATAAACAACCGTTGTAATTGAGTCTTTCGCTTTTGTTTAATGACTGAGGAACGGGAAACAATAAACAGTCTATGTCAAACATAAACACACAAAAAAAGAGCTAACTCTCTGACCTGTCAACTCTATTAATGTGGTGTTTAAACCTAACTAAAATGTCTTTGAAGCGTCAGAGATTCTTTTTAAGAAGTGCTTACAGTACAAAGATAAGCATTTATTTTCGATTTTTAAGCAAAAGCCCCAACAAATTAATGTCAGGGCTTTCTTTTTAATCCTCTTTCTCTTTCCGCTTGCGTTTCGGCTTTTCTTCCTTGACTGTATAGTTAGGTTTACTAAATCCGTTAGCTTGCTTCCAAACGTTTCTAATCGTGTTATGGTCGTATCCCTGTAACGTTCTTACTGCTACTTCTTCTGTTACTGACTTTAACCATGACTTGTTAAACGTTTCTCCTGCGTGCTTAATCATTAAAGAGCTGCAATGTTAACAGTAGCAACATCATAACCTGAAGCAGTGCAAGTTACTAATAAGTCATCACTAGTTGTTTGAGCCGCAATAGTCAACACATAAGTACCAGCATTCGCTCCTGGTGCAGCAGTAGCTACAACCGCTGAAGAAGTTGTGTTGTTATAAACCTCAAAGTTAGCTGTTAATAACCCTTCTACATAGTCAGGTGAAACCGCTGAACCGAATCCAGTAGTTACAACAGACTGAATTGTAGTAGTAGTTAAAGCCGTTCCTGTTTGGATAGCTGAGATGTTTGGTTCAATTGCAGTTGCTTTATATCCTAAATCTTCAGGTGTAATTGCGAAAGAGTTTGACATTGCTACATCAGAATCCAAATCCCATGAAATATCTAGTTTTCCTGTAGTCGTATCAGTTGCGAACTCCATAAAAGCGTCAAACGTTTCAGCAGAAGCCATATAACCGTAAAGATTATCTCCGTCTAATTCACCCCATAAGTTACCAGCTACATCAACATAGTAAAAATCGAAATCAGAGCATCCAAATTTTTCAGCTTCTTTAAGAATTGCTGCAACCGCATCTTTTGCGTATGTTTTAAATGCTAAAGTGTAAATACCACCTTGTCCATAGATTTTATACTTTCTACCACTTGGAGATGTCTCATAAGTCGTATCTGTACGCTCAAATGTAGGCTCTTCTACTCTTGGGAAAGGGTAAATTCTTGACTCAGCATCCAAAGACGCAGATAATAGAGCTAAAATATCAGCTCCAACCGTTCCAGTCGTTACGTCGATACTGTTTCTTGTTACGCCATCCGCTTGATATCTTGGTATGATAATCGGGAAAGCCATTGTTCTCATCTCAATTACGCAGTTCGGTCTTCCTAAGTTTCCGAAAGTTGGTTCTGCGCATGAGCATATTCCTGTGTTTGCCATTGTTTTTTGTGTTTAAATTGTTATTTGTTATTTGTCTATATTAAAGTTTTAATTCTTTTTTACGGTTCTTGTTAATGTTGTGACCTATTGGGGCTGCCATGTGTATCGAGCCTAATAGAGTGAATCCAAAATCAGCAATATTAAACTGACCGCCTTTTGCTTGGTCGTATATCTCCTTTCCTAATCCTGCAACCGTTC